TTTCTCCAATAAAATGTGTGTCAGTTTGTAGTCAGGCATGTGCTTAGCCCAGCCTTTTCTAGAATACGTTTGAACACGAGTGCAGCCTTGTGAACGGGCATAATCCTCAAGATCGTCCAGTAGCCCAATCCAAGCGCGCAAGCCCTTGCCGACCGTGAAGCGTATCGTCAGACTCCGCAGTCCAGACGATGCAACTAAAATCTGAGTTCCAACCAGCGCGCGCGGGCCGGACGCTCCAACAACAGCCCACAGCGCCAGTTCGCGGTTCATGATCTCAGAAATCAGAGATTCCATCGTGTGGCGGCCGTTACAGCCATCAATCACCTCGAACATAAACGGCTCTATTAGATCCCAAACGCTGCCCAGCTCTTCCGGTTCGATCGCCACAAGCTGGTGCTCAACCTCCAAGGCTGACGTAATCGAAGGTTCGATCTGTCTGTGCATTGTTGGCGTGGGTAAGGGTGAAGCTTCCGCCTGCGGTAGCGCTGACATATAGGTTACCTGCTGCCTGTTCTGCTGCTGCATTTAAGGTACGCGGGACTAGAATTGGTACACCGCCCGAATTGAGCGTTTCTTTCGTGACTGTCGTCGTCGTTGTGTTCGCCGTGAGCGTCACACTGCCCGTTGCGTTGTTGCGACCTTGGATAAGCTGCCGAATTGCATCAATGATGGTGCGCTCGTTGGCGCCTCTTGGCGGAAGATCGTTCACCTTGACCCCGCGTCACTAATTTCCGTGCTCATGCCCTTTGCATAAGTCCAACTAGCGCCGGCAGCGATTTTGATCCGCGCCCGCGCCAGATTTCCTGAAGCCCAAGCCGGTACGATGCCGGTATCTTCCATGCTTTCTGATGCGTTGAATGACACCGTGTCGCCGTCGCCTTCTCGCGCTGCGACTTCGACTGTCACCGACCTCGTATCAACGTGTGGCCGTATGCCTTCGATTAGCGTCCGGCGCCCGTCCCGTTGACCGTCTGCCGTTACAAATCGCGCTTCTAAATTGGTGCCTTCGAAATGAGCAAGCTTGTTATCACTGTTGATAATCCCAACAAGCGGCGCTCCACCTTTCCAGAATGACGAATCAAGAGACACTGGCAATGTGTCAAGCGTTCCATACGTGTTCATGCCATCCAACGTCACGCCGGCAGTAAGCCACGATGCGAGCGCTTGAACCGAGAATTCTGCAATCGCCGCTTCGTCAATTGACCAGTCATAAATCAACACCTTGTCAGGTATCGTCGTAGATGGGCTTGACTTGCTAACATAAGCCCAAAGCAACGCAGAATTCTGCGGTGACACCGCGCCAAGCACAAACAGTCCAGTGCCTGCCTTCAAATCATCCAAAAACCAACGTTGCCATTTGCCTATTCCGATCGGGCGCGCGCTACCGCTGCCAAGATCCATTCTGTAGAACCCATTAGACGACAGGTAGAATGCCTCCTGACCTAGCCGGATGAGAGAATTAGGGGCAACGAGCCCACGTCCACCCTCAACCTCATCAAATTGCATAATGGCTTCGGAACCTGGCAAATATATTTGCCGAGTGACCCGAGATCGTTGCATCACGTACCCGACCTCGCCACCAATATAGCCTTGGATTGGCCCGCCCGTTGGAATGTCCTGCCAATCTGATGACGCGGTGCCGGCCGTCCAGCCCTCAACGTTGTTAAGTGCCGACCATTGCAGTCTGTTTTCATTGCCGTTGATACCCGCAAGGACAACGAAATCCCGCATAACATCAACATATCGAGCGCGGGGTGGAGAGCCACCCAATGCCTGGAAATTGCCACCACTCGCAATACTGGCTTTCTGCACATCGTCAGCGTAATTGGTTGCAATAACATTGTCACCGAACGTTGCAAATCTCCAGCGCTCGCCGGCGCCAGTAAGATAGTCCCCGCCTGATGATCGAGTGATTTCTGTCCAGCTTAGGTCCGACGCCAGCTCATACAAACCTGTTTGAGTGCCTGCATATGATTTGCCGGAGCCATCGTCTTTAACGACCGTCGCAGCGCCCCGGCATTCTCCGGCCAGCGCAGACGATACAGCAACCGGCGCCTTTAATGGCCGGAACCCTTGAACCGTTGGCAGAACATTGACCGCCTCGAGCATCATGCTGCCGTTGATAGTCTGCGCGTCTGGGTGCCAGTGCCCATATGGTATCATGGAATAGCCACCCGAGGTTGAGAACGGAGCTTGCCGCCGCCGTGCCTGGTAGCAGATGCAGACCTGTTAACGCCGCTCGCCCCGGATTTATACCGAGCAAGCCAGCCCTGTGCGCTCTCACCATCTTTGAGAAACGAAAACGCCTCAAACAGTACCGCAGACAAATACAAGTTTGGATACATCTTCAGGATCTCGTTCTCTGTATTGGATGACGAAATGCCGTTTGGCCGCTTGTAGTAAAGAGCGCTCAACGTCCCAGCCCATCCAGCCGGCGCAACCCGCACTTGATCGCCTTCGATTGTGTACCACCGTGGCGAGCCCGTATCTGCATAGTTGTATCTCGTCGCGAACGCATCCGGGGATAGGTAATCAAGCCCAATTAAATCCGTTGCCCGTGACAAGCGCCGCAAGCCGAGTGAGCTAACGGGCAATGTTCCCGTGCTGCTTGCAACTGCTACGTCGTCAGTTTCCGTCATTTCCTTAACGCGCACCGCCGCCGAGTGCATTGGGTCTTTAGGATCTCCCACCCCGTTAAAGATCCGATCTTCAGCTAGGCTGATAAACGTCTCGATCCGGTTGGTAAACGTCGAGTCGGATCGAGCCGCATAAACCTTAACTTCTGCAACGAGAGAGTCGTAATCGGTGATTGCCATTAGATAATGATCTCAGCAGTCTTCAAATACTTCCATTCTGGATCGTTCAGAAGCTTCCTAACGGCTGGTTGATGATCGTCATTGAAAGCGTCAACGCCGTATTTCGTGAGCCATATCATTTGAACATTCATGGGGATACTTGCGGCCTTCCACATATCAGCGTCTTTTGCATAATATGCGCGCCCCATGCTTCGTTTCTGATGATTCATGTCCAGAATGCCCTGCACAACTTCCGGGTCTTGCCAGTTGTGCAGGTGAAACGTATCCCCCTCACCATCGACGAAAGTGATGCCAACCCCCGTTTCAGGGTCATACGAAAACAATTTCTGATCCATTAGTGCTTCACCTCATCCTCTGGAAACATTTCGATGTCCCCGCCCTCTTCGATGATCGGTTCATTGCGGGCTCGCTCGCGCTCTTCAGCTGTCATCCGATCAAAGCGCTGCATATTGGTATCTGCGTTTTGCTTCTGGAGAACTGTCGTGTTCTTGGCTTTCGCCTCAACCCGCTCTTTTGCGATGTCGGCCTGAAGCTTGCCGTCGATTTCAATCGCGAGCCCGTTTGCAACCAACAGCGCGGCCGTTTCTTTTGTGATGTCATCGCCAACGAATAGACGGTCGTCTCTATGGTGCTCGCGTCCCTCATCCCCTCCGACACGTTTCCCAATAATCTGGATTTGGCGCAAATCAGCCCCGGCAGATAAATCCGCCGAGGCTGCTGCTGTGACCTTATGAGGCCGGGTTTTCTTAACCATTAAGCGACTGTGATATCTGCGATTTTGCCGTTGCCTGCCTCGTTGTGGCTGCAAAGCGTCATTTCTGCAGACAGCAAGCGCTTATCAGAGTGGCCGGTTTTAGCTAGTGGGACTGTTTTGAATGGCTGCAAGAATTTGACACTCCAGAGCTTTGGATCAAGAACAAGCGCAGTGCGATCGCGGCTGAATCGGTTAGGCACAATGCGATGCTCACCGAAGTCAGACACATAATAATCAGCAGCGCCGAGGATAACGGCACGCTTCATGCGTGAGCCATTGTCTTTGTACTGCGTAGCGATGCCACCAAATCCAGACATGACCTGCTTGGTCGATCCGCCAACCATGATCATCGTTGGATCGCCGCCAGCTGTCCAACAGCTTTTGATAACGGTTTTGAGAAATGCTTCCGTGACAGTTCGCGGCGTTCCGTCCGTTGCAGCATCAACAATTCCGGTGCCAGTATTAAAGCCACCAACAGCACCACCAGAACCAAACGACACGTTCGTTTCGATCCAGGATTCAGCGCCGCCCAATTCTCCGGCTGTCGAGGCATTGCCAACAACAGAGGCATTGTTCGTTGTCAGAGACGCCTCCATATCGCGTTTGACCTCTTGGCCAGACTTAGCAACGTGATACTTCAGCTCGCTTGAGCGGCCAGCTGTATCAACAGCCTGTGCCGACGTGGAAACCACAACGACTTTCTCAAACAACTGCACAACGTTCTTGACACGTGTTGGGTGGGTCATCGTATCGCCGGCCGCGTCGTCGCCTTCGATCGCGGCATTGGATGCGCTTGCGGCTGCCAGCGTGTCGATCTGAATTTCTGGCGTGCGGGATTTGGTCTTGCCCTTCTTACACCCTGAATAGAACGGCGTTTCAGTTGGCGAGATGTTGCTGATTACGTCTGAGAGATCCTCGCGAATGCCAGTCATGGCAAACGTTTGGACTGCGCCTGTAGGTACTGCCATTTTCCGTAGTCCTTAGAGTAGGCCTTCGAGAGCGTCGCGCGCATCTTCGAGAGAGCCGGATTGCTGAAGCCGCTGCAAGCCATCCTGTGACCTGCGATTGGCTGGATTGCCTTGTCGTGCTTTGCCCTTAACCAGCTTCGGTTTAGCCTTTACAACCTTCACGGCTGTCTCTTTGGCTGCCGACTGTTCGCGGTACGCAAGCGCATCTTTCAACACGCTGTAGAATCGGGAATCATGCACGGAATTAAGTGTTGCTTCGTCAATGCCGTAATGCCGTGAAGCCTCGTCACGCACCTTGTGTGCGCCGGCTTCCTCTTTCAGCTCTGGCCATACCTCAAACAACTTCTGCTGTTCGCGGGCGAATTTTGCCCTGCCGACAGCCTCTGTTCGTTGATGAGTTTCTTGCTCAACACGCTGGCGCTCGGCTTGCACATGCTGGTGTTGCTGCGCCTGGGCCTGAGCGTGCTGCTGTTGATTGAAATACATCTCCGGGTCGTAGTCCGGAGAATTGGGATTGATTAGATCTTGGTTTGGCGCCATCGGCTGAAGCTGTTGCTCCAACTGTTGCAAGCCGAATAGATACTGCTGCCCAACCTCAACCGCTTCCATGATTGCGCGATCATAGTCGGGCGGAGGCGGCGCTGTGGCGCGAACGTTTTCCAGCTCTGCTTGAAGATCTTGCGCGCGCTGATAGCCTTCGAATACTTCGGTTGCTTTTAAGCGTTGCGGCTCTTCGCCTTCAGCGGCAGGCGGTAGCTCAAAATAGTCTTCGTCGTCATCGTTGTCAGCTTCGGCCTCTTTGGCCGGGTCGTCTGCATCGGCTTCCTTCGCTGGCTCTTCGGTCTCTTCAGCGTCTCGGCCAGCCTCTTCCTGATTGGCTTTGAATCGGCCTTGATCGTCACGGTCGCCGTTAGCAATCTCTAACTCTTCGATGTCCGGCATGTGCAGTGCGGCGCCTGATAGGCTCTCGTCTTGGGCGTGTGCTACATCACTCATTATTTTCCACCTTCTCCAGCCTCTGCTTGGCGCTTTCGCCTGCTGTGATTATCGATCTCATATCTTTCTTCAGCTCTCGCATCGCCCGTAATTTCAGGCTTTCGCAGTGCATTTCATCAACATCATTTGCGTCACACTGCGCGATCCGATCCACGCACTTTGATTCGTACACGTCGAAAAACTTCTGAACTTCAGCATGCATAAAAAAAGGCGCCAGACCTTCCGATCTGTACGCCGTATCAACTAGCCGGTCGTCTCGGCTTCTGCGTTGCCTGTCGCTCATCCCGGCATAAACCCTTGCTCCGCAGGCGGCTGCATTTGAGTTTGCTGCGATTGCTGGCTAATCATCTGCACAATCCCAACGAGTGCTTCTGTCGGCATCGATTGCAGCGCTTGCAACGCGGCTGCCCGTGCTTGATCTTCGCCGCCCTGCCCTTGCTCTTGCGGCGGGCCTTGTCTCATAAGATCTTGAGGCTGTTGGTTCATCATGCGTTAAATCTTCCGTTTGTTTCGTTGTTCAAGCGTCGAGCCGACCGCCTGGCCGATCTTCTTTTAGTTTGGCGTCTTCCGATGCCTTTGACTTTGCAAGCTCGAGCTCTTGCCCTGTCCGCCAACGTGCAAGCTCCATTTCAGCTTCCATTCGGGCATATGCTAACTGTTGCTCGCTCTCGATACGCATTGCTGCAATCTCGCGTTCGCTTTGCAACTTGGCTTGATCCATCTCGCGTTGATGGGCGAACTTCATTTCCGCAATTTTCGTATCAGTTTCGAGCTTTGCGCCGTTCATCTGCTGATCAAACTGCAATTGCGCTTGGCTCTGTTGTGCCTTCTGCTGAGCTTCAGCCTGAGACAGTTGGACCTTGGCCTGAGCTTCTTGCTGTGCAAGTTGGATTTTCGCCTTGGCCTCTTCTGTTGCAGGGTCCGGCTGTTCGCTTGGGTCCGGCGGCTGCCAGTCGTCTTTGATCTCTTTGAAGAACCGCTCCGGCTTTTTGAAACCCGCTTCACGTGCAATCAAGGCGAGCGTCTCGCGGTATTCCTTAATAGAGCAAATCGGGTTGTCTGGACCGATGGCAAGCAATATTTCCTTCTGCTCATCTTTGATCAAGATCAGCTTGGCAATCCGCGCCTCGCGTGTCTCAGCAGCCTGTCCGATGTGAACCGTAATCCGAGCGTCTTCAGACCATCCACGCGGGTCAAATTCAGCTTGTTTGCCTTGCAGCTTCAACATTCGAGGCTGGTCTTGGTGCGCTACAGATAGCTTATACATGCGCGTAAAGATGCGTTCGACACCATGGCCCAACCAACGGCCAATCAGTTCAAGCCGTGAATTCGCTGCAGCCTGTAGGTTCTCAATGCCGCCCTTGGTATCCGTGATCGCCTTGGCTTTGAGGCCTTGCGCGTGGCGGGTGATGCCTGTGGCTTCCTCAGACCGTTGGTCAAAGTATTCCAAGGCAGCATAGGCAGATTGCGAAACGTCCGGCGTGATCAGCTCGTTGATTGCCAGATTAGGATCGCCTTCGCACTCGATTACGTCGCCAATGTCATGGTCGAGAAGCTGATTAATGCCCTCTTCACCTAATGCGTTTTTGTTGACCACACGACGTGGCGCCAAGGACTGAGCCAAACTATCCAAGAGCTTGCGCGTGATAACCGTGCGAATCTTCTGGATATCCAGCACGGTATCAGTGATCGACCGGCCCGTGAGCTTGTGAGCAACCCGGATCGGGGACCAAGACACATATTCCGGCTCATCAACTTCGATGTTTTCGAGGATGGTATTACCAACCCGCTTAACCTGTCGAAGTTCAACAATGCCGTCGCCGTCGTAGTCAATTCGGATGTACTCAGTCAGCAAATCAACCTTGCGCTTATTCACGTGGTCGTCTGAGTTGTCCTTTGCGTCTGAGCTTTCTTGTTCATGCCGAGCTTGGCGCCTCGGGTCAGAGTCAAGATCATCTTCGCCGTTCGTTGCCTGGATACCGTAATTCGATGGATCAAGGTCGTAAGCTTTGTCTTTGAATTCTCTGCAAAGCTCTGAGACGAATTCCTCGGACTTGCGTCGCAGATAGTCAGATTTATCAACCGACGACGCACGGCTTGAATAAGCCATCTCTTCAGGTGGTATCTGCTCAACAACCATCCGACCGTTCGTTGGCGTGTGGCGGACTTCAAGCTCCCAAAGCTGTTCAAGCTCGTCTGAATCTTGCGCGATAATTTCGTATTCAGGGTCTTCCGTGTACTCCTTCAGCCTTACGGCTGGAACGTTCTTGATCAGCTTGCGTTTCGGTGTGGCGTCTGCCCATGCAATGCGAACCCAACCGATGCGCTGAAGCATGCCGTCAAATGCGAAGTCGTGAAGGATCTCTTCGCCTGCATTTTCCTTAAAGAAGATGTGACTTAGATATTCACCGATCTGGTCGCCAAGTTGCGGGTCGTCGCTTTCATTATCTTCAACCGTTACCAGCTCATCATTGCCGATGAACAGGCGCATCAGATGCGGCATAGACCAGTTGATGGCATCTTCAACGTCATGCGTGACGACCTGAGAACGGCCCTCTACCTCGTCCCCATACTTTTCAGCATAGTACCGCTCCATAGCTTCGGCTTGGACTGTGGCGAGTTCTGATGAAAAGAACGATGCAGAGTCGCGGTCCTCCTCACGGAGTACGGCCAACAGCTCTCGCTCGTCCATCTTCTTTGATGGCGCGTTATCTAGCAAAATTTTTCCTAATGGTTAGTCTAAAGCCGTGATATCCGGCACTTTCCGGAATGATTTTCTAAGCCGTGGTGCCTAAACGTGGCTTGCGTCGCGCCGCACCCGAACTCTGAACCGCTGCATTCCGCAGCATCATCACGCCAATGCGCGTTGCTGACATCAAGTCGTCGCGCTCTTTGACGATCTTGCCGTCTTTACGGTGGTACATGCGAAACTCTTCGAACCAGTCATTGAGCGATGCAAACACCTTGAAGCGATCGGTTTGCATCCGGTCCAGCATGTCCATCAAGCCCGCTTCAGTGCCGAACCCACCTTCTGGATGGGTGGCGTGATCTTCGATCATGCGAAGCCCTTGCCTGCGGTACAGCTCCTTTAGCTGGTCGCCGCTGCCCTTGTCGTGCTGGTATCCGTCATGCGGCCAAGCACACGGTATCCAGTCGCCCCACGGTTTGACGCTTGCAGCGTGTATAACCGGCGTTGCTTCTTTCTTGCGGTATGTCTTGGTGACATAGATCCGGTCATAATCCCGGTCCCATGCTAGTTGTACGGCTGCAAACGGATGATCCCAGCCAAAATCAAGACCGTTGATGTGCGCCCAATGTCTCGGGATCTCGCGGTCTTCACACGTTATATCTGCCTCTGGAACCGGGAACACCCGGCCTGATCCCATCGTTGGAATGCCCTTGGCTCGTGCTTCGCGTTCGTGCGGCGGATACGAAGCAATGATGTCAGCTTTTTCGGCGTCTGTGTAGTGTTCAACGTCCATGATGGTCATCGTCGTGACAGAGCGGCCCATCTATTCCCCATTGTCATCAAGCAGAAACATCGAAACAACCTCAGACATACCAAGCAGCGGCGTAAACGTGATCATTCCGAACTGCCCGCGCTGCCCGTTGTTTGTGCGTGTCAGGCCTTCGGTATAAATCGGCAGTGGTGGCTCTTCATCCCACCAAACCCCGTCTAGTGTTGGACCCTGCCATTTTTCCCGGCCTTGGCTGTAGTGCTTGAATGTAAGGTTAGATATGCCGGCCTGAACATCGCCGCCGCCACCCCATTTGACGGTCACACTATCCAGCAGATTAGGCGTTCCCATCCCCCGGCTGTGATCCTCTAGGCATTCTTGAGGGATAAGCCCGGTCCCCCATGCTTCCGTCTGCGTAGGCGGTCCAACTAAGATCCGTTGCGGATTGTCCCTAGTGCTCTCGCCTGTCACACTCGAAGCCCAGAAGTTCACCGGCTTATCGAATGTTGCGCCTTCCCACCAGTCGGGATAACGGCCAGTCAGATGCATTGCCCATTCGGCGCCACCGCTTAGCGTTTTACCAAGCTGGTTGCCTGCCATGAAAAGACGTTCTGAATCCGCAGCGCCTTTCGTGTGAAACACTATCTGCTTAGCATACGGCCTATAAAACTTGAGCTTGTTAGTGTCTCTTCGACGGGTCGCTTCCGTCTCCAGCGCCCGCATGAACGCCGCTAAGGACTTGGAGTCTAACGGCGTCGAGAATTCCGGCAAGTTCATCATCTGAAAGCTCTTGCAACGCGGTTTTATTCACGTTGATTTCTTTCGGTAGGATGGAAGCGACCACTTTTAGATAGTCAGCTGGCCGCTCGGTTCTAACTGTTTCCACGACTTGTGCGCCGTGTTCTTTGAAGTCTGCCTGAAGCGTCGAGATGAAGTCTTCGCCTAGTGCGTTGCGTGAGCCTTTAGGGCGGCCTTTGGGGTTTCCAGACTGACCAGCTGCGAACAACCAAGGCTTTTCATCTGCGTTCTGTTTTTCAACTGTAGTTTCAGTTGTATCGGCGCGCACCTTACGCTTTGTCTTAGCCGTCATCTTCCTCAAACCCGGTAATGTCTGATGTCTTCTCTGGTGGCATAGTCAACTTGCGAACGATCAAGTGTGCTGCGTGGTTGATGTGCTCTTCGTTTGGTCCGCTTGAATGCGGCTCTCTGGTTTCATCATCCATCTGTGTAATAGCTTCGATAGCTGCCGCAATGATCTCTACGTCTGTAGTTACTATACGTGTTCCCATCAACGCGATTCCTTGTGAAGATGCGCACGATATCTCGCGATCATTTTGGCGTTCTCACGTCGAAAATAATCAAGCCACTCCTCGTCGAATTTAGGCTGGCTTCGGTACGTTTTGGGGATGTCCTCATCAAGCTTACTATCCCAGTGGTACTCAATCTTGGGCTTG